TTGAGTTGGTCTTTGATGAGTTTGAACTATTGATGAGTGACCATAACATTATCATATCAGAACTAATTAACTAAGTATGCCAGTAATTAAATGCAGCAACGGAAAGTATCGCATCGGTTCAGGTCAATGCATCTATGATACAAAAGAGAAGGCGACTGAGGTATGGACCGCAATACTTGCAGGGGGTAAATATTCTTACAAGAAACCAAAGGAAAAGAACACAAAAAATAAACGCAATGGATAAGGTACTAATCGCAATGGCGGTACACGATACCGAAGAGAACAAAAGGTCAGAACTAACCGAAAAGGTCTTAAATGAATTACATTTTCAGCATATCTTTTATGACCATGAGTTTTGGATTATAGATAATAACTCTTGTCAAGCAACAAAGGATATTATAAAAGGGTATGAAGCAGATGGTTTTATCAATGTAATAACCAATGAGCAGAACATTGGAACGGCAGAAGCGATTAATCTTGCTTGGAAGAATAGAAAAGAAGGTCAACACTGCATCAAGATGGACAACGATGTAATCATAGACAATTATGATTGGGTGAAAGAAATGGTGGAGGCAATAGAAAGGGAAGCAAGAATTGGGATAGTAGGTCTGAAGCGTAAAGATTGTTGGGAAGAACCGAACCATGCCTTGCCTGATTGGAGAAGCGAGTTGATTATGCTACCACACTTCGCAGGTCAGCGTTGGATAATAGTTGAGAAGTGCCATCACATTATCGGTACTTGCCAAATGTACTCATCCGCTTTGCTTGACAAAATAGGGTATCTTTGCCAACCTAACCTCTATGGTTACGATGATGTCCTTGCATCTCATAGGTCAACAGTAGCAGGTATGTGGAATGTGTTTCTGCCTCATATTGAGATAGAGCATATAGACAAAGGTGAAACGGAATACCAAACGTGGAAGGAGAAGCATAGTGCAGAGGTAACCCAACAGGTAATCAAGATGACACACGAATACTATCACGGTACAAGACCAATCTACTATAATCCTTTTCAATGAAAGTAATCGTATCACTGGACAATCCTAATCACGCAGGTTGGTTGAAGTTGGAAGAATCCTTAAAGCAACACGGGTGGGCATATCATCCAATAGTCAGAGAGTGGAAAGGGTTTGGAACAAAGATTATAGGACTTTACGAGTACCTTCTTTCTACCGATACGGAGGACTTCATCTACTTGGATGCTTATGACAATTACTGCATATCAAATCCTGATGAGTTTAACTATAAACACAGAGGACAAAGCGGTCTTATCATAAGTTCAGAGAAAGGATGTTATCCTGATACTCATAAGATGGGGATGTTCCCTGTGGTAGACCATGAATGGAAATTCCTAAATAGTGGGCAGATTTACGGAAACAAAAAGGACTTCCTTGATATCTACCATAGTAATCCTCCTAAGTTTGAGGATGATGACCAAAGATGGTACACAGAACGATTCCTTTCAATGCCTGACAAGATAGGACTTGATTACTGCAACATATTCCAATCAGTAGCGTTTGAGGTTGATGGTGACTTTACATTAACCTATAACCGATTATACAACAATAAGACACATACCTTCCCGATGTTCATTCATGGGAATGGGAAAACCGACATGACTAAATTTTATGCACTATGATGGAATGGATAGTTAAGGAATACACCGACAAGGTAAACGCAGACACAGAACTAAAAGGATATCGGGACTGGATAGAAGCAAACGCTTTCGGATTCGGGGAAAGGTGTTTCATTTGGATGTGGAATGATATTGTGGCAAGGATGCCTCAAGAGTTTACCTTTATGGAAATCGGGGTCTTCAGAGGACAGATTCTTGGACTTGTTGCTCTACTTGCAGAAAGACACGGCAAAAAGGTTAGGCGAATCGGGATAACTCCATTGGACACATCCGATGGACATTGGGAATCTGACTACGAAGCAGACATAATAAGACTGCACGATGAGTTTGATATCACGGCAGACTATGAGTTAATCCGATTAGATTCTACCAATCCAAATGCGGTGAATCTTGCCTCTCAGAATCCTCCTGATGTCCTATACATAGATGGAGGACATACTTATGAGGTGGTAATGTCTGACCTCAAGAACTATCTCCCAATCCTAAAGGTAGGAGGGACACTGGTAATTGATGACTGTAACAATGCAATCCCAATGCCTTGGGGTTATTTCGCAGGGATTCAATCTGTATCAAACGCAGTAGACCAGTTCCTACCAAAGGAAGGACAGACAGAACAATGGAAGCACGAACTGAACCTGGTGCATAACAGAGTATTAACTAAACTTAAATAATGAATCCAATCACAGTTAAAATCAGCGAGGTAAAATCTAACCCGAACAATCCAAGAATAATCAAAGATGACAAGTTCCAAAAGTTAGTTAAGTCAATCAAGGAGTTCCCTGAAATGCTCAACATCAGACCAATCGTAGTGAATGCGGATATGGTTGTACTTGGTGGGAATATGCGATTAAAAGCGTGTAAGGAAGCAGGACTTAAAGAGGTAGCAATCATTAAAGCAGAGGAACTGACAGAGGACCAACAGAAGCAGTTTATCATTAAGGATAATGTAGGGTTCGGTGAATGGGATTGGGAAGACCTTGCGAACAATTGGGATGCAGAACAGTTGACAGATTGGGGATTAGATATACCCGACTTTAAACCCGAAGTCCTTGAAGCAGAAGAAGATGAGTTTGATGTACCTGATGGTGGGATTGAGACCGATATCGTTCTTGGGGATTTGTTTGAGATAGGTGAGCATCGTTTGCTCTGTGGTGATTCAACAGATAGCGACCAAGTTGCAAAGTTGATGAATGGGCAGAAGGCAGATATGGCACACAATGACCCTCCTTATGGAATGAAAAAAGAAAACGAAGGGGTGCTAAATGATAATCTCAATTATGATGATTTGCTTGATTTCAATAGGGAATGGATTGCTTTACAATTTATGCACCTAAAAGAAAACGGAAGTTGGTATTGTTGGGGAATAGATGAACCATTGATGGATATTTATAGTGGCATTCTGAAACCATACATTAAAGAACAAAAGGCAACATTTAGAAATTTATTAACTTGGGATAAAGGTCACGGGCAAAGTCAGAACTCAGACCAAACAAGGTCTTACGCAACGGCAGATGAAAAATGCCTCTTTGTTATGTTAGGAGTTCAAGGGTTTAATAACAATGCAGATAATTATTTTCAAGGCTTTGAATCTATCAGAGAATATTTGGTTTCTCAAAGGAATAAGATTGGATGGAACACTGAAAAGATTATTCAAATAACTGGCAAAACAAGTGCAAGTCATTACTTCGCAAAAAGTCAATGGGCATTTCCTACTGAAGAGCATTATAATGCTATAAGGAACGCTGCCAATGGGGATGCATTTCACAAGGAATATGATGCATTAAAGAAGGAATATGATGCATTAAAGAAGGAATACTATTCAACCCGTGCATATTTTAACAATGTACACGATAATATGAATAACGTTTGGCACTTTAGCAGACATCAAAAAGATGGAAGCGAAGGGGGTCACGCAACACCTAAACCGATTCCATTATGTGAAAGGGCAATCCTTTCAAGTTGTCCAGATGATGGTTCGGTTTTAGACTTTTTCCTCGGTAGCGGTTCAACAATGGTGGCAAGTCACCAACTCAAACGCAAGTGCTATGGCATGGAATTAGACCCAAAATACTGCCAAGTCATAGTGGACAGGATGATGAAACTTGACCCAACTTTGGAAGTTAAAAGAAATGGCATAAAATATATCAAAACAACGGAGTAACAAAGGGATGGCAAAGAAGATACCACAAGCACACGGAGGGGTTTTATCTATACCACAGAAGGGTGAAACCAACAATCCAAATGGCAGACCGAGGAAGTATGTATCACTTCTCAAAGAGCAGGGGTACAAGTTAGCGGAAGTTAACGATTGCATCCAAGCAATCATGTCAATGGATATGCAAGAACTTAAAGCTGTATGGGATAACCCGAAGGCAACTGTACTGGAGAAGACTATTGCAGGAGCATTGCGGAAGTCATTGGAGAAGGGAAGTCTTTATTCAATAGATACCTTACTGACCAGGGTATACGGCAAACCAAAGGAAACTGCACACATAACCAATGACGGGAAGATTGAGGTGGTATTTACAAAGGGCAAAACGATTCTATGATAATTGAACTACCTGAACCACATAAGAACCAAATTGATATAATTGATTCCCCTGCAAGGTTTAGAGTGGTGATGTGTGGTAGGAGGTTCGGCAAGTCAGAACTATCACAGGTAGAGATTATTAAAAATGCCATTGTGGGTCAATCTGTTGCCTATATTACCCCTACTTACAACCTTGCCAAGACTTTCTTTGACAAGTTAGCAAAAGCAGTACCATTCGCCTCTAATAGGTCCGATTTGACTATTGAGTTTCCAAATGGTGGTTCGGTTCAGTTCTTTACAGGTGAGAGGTTAGATAACCTGCGAGGTAGGAAGTTCCACTTGGTTGTAGTAGATGAGGCATCTTTCATCCCTAACCTTGAAGATGGTTGGTTGAATTCAATCAGACCTACCCTAACAGACTACAAGGGAAAGGCATTATTCTTGTCTACTCCAAAGGGGAAGAATTACTTTTACTCTCTTTTTATGAAAGGAAATGGAGGTGAGGAAGATTGGCAATCGTTTAAGTTTAGCACCTATGATAACCCATACATAGATAAGTCAGAGGTTGATAGTGCAAGGATGCAACTACCTGAAGTGGTCTTTGAGCAAGAGTATATGGCAAACCCTGCCGAGAATGCTGCCAATCCTTTTGGGTCTGCTTACATTCGCCAATGCATCTTTCCGATGTCTACCAATCCTGTTGCCTGTTATGGCATTGACCTTGCCAAAGCAGTTGACTGGACTGTGGTGATAGGACTTGACAAGAACGGGTCTGTATGCCATTACGAACGATTCCAAAGGGATTGGAGGCAAACTAAGGAGTATATTGTCAATTTACCCAAAGCACCTATCCTGATGGATTCTACGGGGGTAGGAGACCCAATATTTGAGGATATGCAACGTGAGGGGTTAGATGTTCAAGGGTATAAGTTCAGCAGTACAAGTAAGCAGATGCTCATGGAGGGTCTTGCTTCTGCTATTCACCAAAGGAAGATAACATTCCCAAGCGGTCCTATCGTGGATGAACTTGAAATCTTTGAGTATCAGTACACATCCTTTGGAGTAAAGTACTCCGCACCAACTGGTTTTCATGATGATGCGGTTATGTCACTTGCTCTTGCTTGGCAACATCTCCAAAAGAATGTAGGCAGTGGGAGATACTCCTTTGCATAATGGGGGGAAGTGAGGGGGAAACTACTTTTTTTAAAAATATTTCCTAAAAAAGTTAGTTATCTAAAATATTTAGTATTTTTGCTGAGTCAATCCGAATTGATATTCGCAGTGTCCATTCGGGTTTGATTTAAGCAACCCGCTTACTTTAAACCCATACAACTGCGAAATGTGTGGGTTTTCTTTTTGCCCATACTTGATTGACCTGCAAGTAGACCACTACCTCTCAAAGTTCTGAATTCAAGGAGTTTAAATCTGTTAAATGAAAAGAAGGATGTAACTTTTTCCCTTTTCAGCCGACTAACCCGATTACCTATGTGACGGAGTAGATGGTCAGTAGTTGTTTCCTATTGGGGGTAGGGGGCAACTTCTGTTCTGACCAACTTCCCTCATAACCTTGTTCGGGAGTAGATTAAGATTACCTTATACACTAAACCACATTTAAACTATTTAAAGTATATGACTTGTAATAATGTAACAGTATTTCAGTATCAACAGATTAATGAACTTTATGCGAATAACTATCAGAATGGCAGTGAACTAACTGACCTTGATGTAAGCGTAAAGATTGCATCAATACTGACTAATCAAACGGAGAATCAGATTGATTCATTACCAGTTAAGGAACTTGGACCATTGCTTGAATCCATTGCTTTTATCAATGAGGAGATTAAACCTGAAGCGGTAAAGGTGCTAAAAATTAATGGCAGAAGGTACAAGTGCGTTTATGATGTGCGGAACATACCTGCTTCAAGGTACATTGAATCTAAGCACTTCAGCAATGATGTAATGGGTAATCTGCATAAGATAATGGCATGTATGGTCATTCCTCAAAAGAGAGGATGGTTTGGATGGGTAGATGACAAGTACGATGCAGGTAAGCATTCAGATTATGCTCAAGATATGCTTGAAGCACCTATCCAATCCGTTTTAGGTTCGGTGGTTTTTTTTTATCAAGTATTCAGACTTTGGATAAAGAATTCAAGGGATTATATGGTCCAACAGATGATGGAGCAGGGAGTGGAGAAGATGAAGGCGGAAGAAGTGCATCAGGTTTTATGCACCATTATGGATGGATTTACCAAACAAAACTGGTTGCCGACTTTGAAGGAATCACACTTGACCAAGCATTTAACCTACCTGTCATAAACTTTCTCAATGACCTTGCCTACCTCAAAGCGAAGATGGAACACGATAATGAATTAATACGGAAGAGTTATGGCAAAAATTGACACTGAGGTAGTTATAAATGATGCAATAATCGCATCCCAAGCAGCGAACAAAGATGACTACCAAAAGTTAGGGCAGTTGCCATTCGTTGAAAGAACCATAATAAGATTTGCATCAATATTCATTAAAAGGGTTCAGGACAATCTAATCAAGGCAAACAGGGTAGATACTGGAACTCTAAGCACGGACATAACCGAAGGAGAATTAATTAAGCAAGGTTCATCCTATTCTCTTGACATTGGTTATCCTAAGAGTTCAGAAGGTGCAAGATATTATGACTTTGTCAATAAGGGTGTAAAGGGGTTTAAATCGGGTCAACCTAACTCACCCTATCGGTTTAGGTCTGCTTACCCTTCTATGAATGGACCAATGGTTAATGCTATTCAGAAGTGGGTAAAGAGGAATGCATTATCCTCAAGAAGAGAAGACCAAAGGTTTAATCTTAGCGGTTTACAGAAAAAGAGGAAATCAGTTGCACAATTAAACACGGGAAGGACCACTGCCTACCTAATTGCAAGGAAGATTAAACAACGTGGATTACCAAAGACAGGGTTCTTTGACAATGCAGTAGATGAAGTATTTAATCAGCAGTTCTACGATAAAATGGGTAAGGCAATCGGTGCGGACTTGATAGTGTACATAAAACAAGCGAATACGCTAATTAATGAAGAGAAGAACTAATTATGGCAATAACAGTTAATAGCATCCCTGAAGAATACGCATCCCTACACGATGACCTTTGGTTCGTTGTGGATAGCACAAATAAGGCATCAAGCAATTTTAAGTATGTCTTTGATGTTTATGTTGATTCAACATTGGTAGCAAGGATAAAGCAGTTCCCTGATGTGACCAGTACCAAAGGGATATTCAACGCAGGAAACATTATGAGGAACTATGCATCTTCATACTTCACTCCGAATCCTGCTACTACTTTATTCAGTGCATCAAACGATAACATTTATAAAGAATATACCATAAAATATGGCGAAGAGTACGGAGGTGTAACCTACACCAATCTGCTTGAGCAGACTTATGTAGCATTCAACTTCTACTATCCTGATTTTTACAATCCTGCTCAATCTCCAACCTACTTTAAGTCATACATAAACGAATGGTTGACAAATAGAGATTTGAGCAATGTTGAATGTGCTTTTACGGATAAGTTGCATATTGGGTATATGTCTGCAAGTGGGGTAACTACAAATGTGTACCCATCAGTACAATTATATAACGAAAATGGTACTACCAACGGAAGTGCGGTAACAACGGCAACAGACCCACAGGAAACGTTTAGTCTTCTTGATATCTCACCAAGTGGGATAAATTCTTGGTATGGTTCAACTGTAATCCCACAATCTGCATACTCCTATGGCATTAAATTGCACAATGGGGTTGGATTCGGGGATGAGGTAAGGGTTAAACTTGTTTGCAATCCTAACTACTCACCAATAGCATTGCACTTCTTAAATCAACTCGGTGGATATGATACGATGCATTTTAGGTTGGTAAATAAGGAAGCAAGGAACGTGGAATCTAAGCAGTACGAAGGGAGCAAGTTTAGGTACAATGCATCTGCAACTGCAATGCGGTCCTATGATGACTACAACAGAATAAACCCAGGTGCAACCAAGTATGTGGTTGAGCATACCACAATGTACAAACTGCGAAGTAATTACTTAAATGTAAAAGATTACAACTGGTTGGCAGAGTTAATACAATCACCCGAGGTCTATTTTGAGCAAGGAGGGTACTATTATCCTGTGGTCACAATGACAAGTAATTGGGAAGAGAAAAAGAGGATAGCAGATAAGATGTTCAACCTTGAACTTGATGTGCAGATTGCCAATAAAAAATATAGTCAATTCCGATGAGGACTGAGATATACATAGACAATTACAGACTTGACTTAACAAAGGAAATCTCAGCAGAGTTTACCTATGCGATTGATGAGATACAAGACTTTGCAACAAGGAACACCTCATTTAGTAAAACAATAGTCCTCCCTGGCAATGAAACAAATAATAAGTTATTCGGTAATATATTTGACTTCGGAAACTCCAATCTATACAATCCAGCAGAACCCAACGTGGGTTACAACTTCAATGCAACCAAGTCGGTACCTTGTATTATCTTGGTAGATAAGATTCAAATCTTTAAGGGTGTACTTAGGCTGCTTGAGATTATCATAGATGACAGAAGCATAGAGTATGAGGTAGCGGTATTCGGTGAGTTAGGCGGTTTTATAAATGCACTTGGAAACAATAAACTTGAGGACATAGACTTTGGGATTGCGGACCAAACGTGGAACGCTACCACGATTGCAAATAGTTGGGATAACATTAGCGGTACGGGTGTTTACTATCCTCTCATTGATAATGGGGTGGTATCTACAAATAAGATAGACTTTTCTTTTGATGCCTTCCGACCTGCTTTGTTTGTCAAGCAATACCTTACCAAGATACTTGATGGGTCGGGTTATACTTATGACTTCCCTTTACTTAGTACGGCATTGATGAATAGGTTAGTAATACCTAACAATCAGAAGACATTAACCAAAAACGCTACTACTCAATTCATAGCAACTCCAAACAATACAAACTATGCAATAGCATCAAAAGTTGAGTTTACTGCATCTCAACTTGGTCCATTTATTGTCAACTTTGCAAATAATACTTTCACCTACAATAGTGCTACCACTACCACAATCAACTTCCAAGTAGTTGTTAGCGGTGCAATAATTGACCCGAACACTACTTTCTTTGATATTGCATTAAGAAAAAACGGGGTAAACATTTCATCACAAGGGTACGTTCCAAACACATTTGATTACATATTTACTGCGGATTTGTCCGTTAATAATATTTCTGTAAGCAACACAGACTTCTTTGATATTTTTGTTATATCTGATGCAGGTGGTGGTTTAGGTTATGACATAACGGGTGACACTATTTTAGTAGGTACAGATATAATCTCCCAAGTTAACATCAGTTACGGAGATACGATTGTTATAAATGACACGATACCTAAGGGAATCTTTCAAAAGGATTTCTTTGCCTCCATTGTAAAGATGTTCAATCTTTACGTTTATGAGGACAAGTTAGTAGAGAAAAAACTTATCATTAAACCATTTATAGACTTCTATGATGGTAGTCAGATTGATTGGACTGGTAAGGTTGACCGAGGAAGTGTTATAAGGTTAAAACCCATGTCGGAGTTTACTGCACGTTATTACGATTATAAGTATAAGCAAGACAATGACTTTTATGGTGAAAACTACCGTAAGAAATACAATGAAGGGTATGGCGACTTCATTTACGATAGTGAGAATGAGTTTGTAAAGGAAGTTGATTCAACGGAGTTGATATTTTCATCTACTATACTTTATCAAAAGACTGCAACTGATAAGATTTATTCTGCCATTTACAAACTATCCAACGAGAACACGAAAGAGGATAAGATGGATTCTGTTATTAGAATCCTTCAAGCAAAGAAAGTAACAGGGATGACATCTTGGAAACTCAACCATCCATCAGGTCATGATACATACACTGCATACGGATACGCTGGTCACGTTGATGACCCATTAAATCCAACAGATGACATTAATTGGGGGGCACCAAAAGAGTTGTTTTTTACAACTGCATCCTATACGGCAGCAAACTTGTTTAATGGTTATTGGTCCGAGTACATAGCAGAGATAACCGACAAGGATAGTAAGTTACTGACCTGCTCATTGAAGTTGAATGAGGTTGACATTTATAACCTTGATTTTAGCAAACTGATTTATATTGATGGTTCACTTTGGCGATTGAATAAGGTCTTGGATTATAACCCAATGGATTTTAACGTGACAAAGGTGGAACTTCTTAAAGTAATTGAATTAACATACGTTTAATATGGCAGAAGAAATAATTGGCGTCAAGGTCCAAGTTGATGCGAGTGATGTAGGCAAGTCGGTTGGTTCATTAAAGAAACAACTTAGGGAAGCACAGAATGAAGTCACGGCATTGTCTGATAAGTTTGGTGCAACATCTAAGGAAGCAATTGAGGCAGCAAAAAGGGCAGCACAATTAAAGGATGCCATCGGTGATGCGAAAGCGTTAACGGATGCCTTCAATCCCGATGCAAAGTTTAAAGCATTAACCGCATCTTTGTCTGGTGTAGCAGGTGGATTCGCAGCATTGCAAGGTGCAGTTGGATTGTTCGGAAAGCAAACAGAAGCAGTAGAGAAAACCTTGTTAAAGGTTCAATCTGCAATGGCATTGTCACAGGGTTTACAGGCGGTTGGTGAGAGCATAGATTCATTCAAGCAGTTGGGTGCAGTTATTGGTAATAGCGTTTCTAAGGCATTCGGAACGCTTAGGAGTGCTATCATATCAACTGGTATAGGTGCATTGGTTGTCGGTGTAGGTTTATTGATTGCCAACTTTGAAACGGTTAAAAAAGTAGTTCTCAACTTCATACCTGGTCTTGGGAAGTTCGCTGACCTTGTAGGCAATCTTGTTACAAAGTTTACTGATTTCGTAGGCATAACTTCAGAAGCGGATAGGGTACTTGAAAAGTTAAGCAAGACCAATGCAAAGGCGAATGAAAATATTGAGGCAAGGGTAAAGTTACTAACTGCACAGGGGGGTAAAGAAAAGGAGATTTACGCACTACAAAAAGAAGCGAACGCAAATGAAACAAATGCACTGCGTGAAAGGTTGAAACTTACTGGAACGCTAACCGAGGAAGAAGCAAAAAGATTCAGGGAGTTAAAGGTTGAGAATGCGGTCCTTGATGCTACCGAGCAAAAGAGGATAGCAGACAGAAATGCCCAAGCAGCAAAAGATGCAGCAGCAAAACAAGCAGAAAAAGACAAAGCAAGAAAGGAAAGGGAAGAAGGCGAAGAGTTAATTCGTAGGGACAAAGAACTTGCTGCAAATATTACCAAAACAGAAGTTTTAGGAATAACCGCAGCAGGAAAGGATGCACTTATTGCAACACAGGTAACTGCAAAGGGTGTAACAGATGCAATTATTGTAAGTGCTACTCAACAAGCGGATGCAAAGAAGCAATTAACAGATTACGAGAAAAAGTTAGAGCAGGAGAAGTTTGATGCTCAATTAGGAGTTGCTTCTCAATCTCTTTCCATTATCGGTGGACTTGTTGACCAAAATAGTGCAGCAGGTAAAGCAATTGCGGTTACTCAAGCAATCATAAACACTTATCAAGGTGCATCTAAGGCATTGGCACAGGGTGGTATCTTTGGACCCGTGGCAGCAGCAGCGACTATCGCAGCAGGATTGGTAAACGTTAAAAAGATTATCAGTACCAAAGTACCATCCGCAAAAGGTACGGGCAATGTAGCGGATATGGGTTCTCCATCTATGTCTATGTCTGCTGCACCAATCTCACCATCTGCACCAATTCAAAACACAGTTACCTCATTAAGTCAGCAGTCAATTAATCAAATGGGTTCTGCTACGGGTAGGGCATACGTTGTAGAATCTGACATTACTAACCAACAAGAAAAGATTATAAGAATTAACCGAGCAGCAAGACTTGGGTAACAAATAACAAATAAAAAAAGTAACAATGGAAAAGAATATTCCAATATTTAACTTAGAAATAACCAATGACCTTGAGGATGATGTTGAGGTGGATGTGATTAGTTTGGTTGACCGACCTGCCATTGAGAGGTCCTTCCTTGCCTTTAATGAGGATGAGTTTGCAGAATCCTACACAGATTATCCCGAAAGTGCAAAGAACAACGCACAAAGGGCATTGGATTGGGTAGAAAAGAACGGATGGGGAGATTGTGGCGAAGCAACGGGAAAGATAAGAGCAAACACCATCGCAAAGGGTGAACCGATTTCACGTGAAACAATCGCAAGGATAAGCGGATTCAAGAGGCATCAGCAGAATAAAGATGTCCCATATTCAGAAGGATGTGGAGGTCTTATGTGGGATGCTTGGGGAGGTACTTCCATGATTGAATGGGCGAGTAATAAACTCAAAAAACTTGACAAGCAGACCTTTGTCATCCAAGATGAAGACCAACAAATCATAAGCGGTCCTCTAATGTTAGCAGATACTCCCATTTACAGGAATGACCACAACGGGGAATATTATGTAGTCTTCACAAAGGAAACGATAAAAAAGATTGCACAACGTTACTTTAAAAAGGGATATCAAGCAAACGTGAATCTTATGCACGATTCAGGTCAATCGGTTGAAGGTGTCACTATGTTTGAGTCTTTTATCAGCGACAAGGTTAGAGGCATCCAACCTATGAAAGGATTTGAAGATGTGCCTGATGGGTCTTGGTTTGGTTCTTTCAAGGTAGATAATCCTGAAGTATGGGCAGAGATAAAGGCAGGGAATGTAAGAGGGTTCTCCGTAGAGGGGCAGTTTAATTATAAGAAGACAGGGGACAAAAAGATTGAGCAACTTTGGGAAAATGTCCTTGAAGTGCTATCTAAAGTCAAGTAGCATATATTTCATAGCAGTTTGGTTAGGCAGGGTGTTTCTACACCTTGCCTTTTTTCTTATATGGTACATTGGTAAATGCCTCCTATTTATTACCAAAAGTTATTATGACAACTTTGGAAGCAATTAACAAGATTAAACAAATGTTTGCAGAAGCAGGTGAAATGCCTATGCCTTCTGCTGAACCTCTCCAATCTTTTGCGGAATATACGCTGAAGAGTGGTGCTAAGGTAATGATTGATAAGTTAGAAGTCGGTGGTAAAGTTACACTGGTAGATGAGGGTGGAAACGAAGTTCCTGCTCCTGCTGGTGAACATGAACTCATTGACGGTTCTGTTATTCTTCTTGATGAAGCATCTGCTATTGTAGAAATCAAAGTACCTAATGTAGAACTTCCTGAAGTTCCTGAGGTTGAGATTGACACAAACAAGCATTATGAGGACAAGGACATGATGAAGAAGAAGATTGAAGAAATGCAGAAGCAACTTGATGAGATTAAGATGGCATACGATGCCAAACTTGCCTCTCAAGAAGCAAAGTTTAGCAAGGGTATGAGTGACATTTCTGATGTTTTGGTTCAACTTTTGAACACACCATCTGCAAATGCAACTGAAACACCAAAGGAAAGGTTTAATGTACACGTTGAAAAAAAGGAAGATAAACTTAGTCGCTTTCTTGATTTCGCAAAATCTATTAAGTAAAAATTTCTCAAACAATAAAAATTAAATAAAATGAGTTTTAGTGTAGGAACATTGGCAAACTATACAAAAGAGAACGAGAAACTGCTCGTTGTATCTTCTGTACTTGGTAGCAAAACTGCAACTTTGATTAAGGAAGCAGGAACAGTTTTAGTTGGAGTAAAATCCAGCGAACAAATTAACATCATGGAAACTGACGCAGTATTCCAAGATGGTTCATCTTGCGGATTCAATGCATCAGGTCTGACTTCATTCACACAAAGGGCGGTAACCGTTGGAAAAATCAAGGTAAACGAAGCATTGTGCTTGAAAGACCTGGAAGCAAAGTATTTGCAGAAGGCACTCCCTGCTGGTTCTATGTATGATTCAATGGTTTTTGCTGAAGAGTACACAAATCGTAAAGCAGAAAAAATTGCATCTCAACTTGAAAAGTCTTTGTGGCAAGGTGATACCACATCTGTTGATGTTAACCTCAACAAGTTTGATGGTTTGATTAAGTTGATTACTGCTGCAGGTGGAACAGTTGTAAATGCTAACAGTGTACCTTTTCACGGGTCAGTTGAAACTGCCATTACTGATGCAAACGTAGTTAGCATCTTTGATAGCATCTACAAAGCAATCCCTGCTGAAGTAGTTGATAAGGATGATATTGCAATCTTCTGTGGTATGGACACTTTCCGTACTTACACTGTAAAGTTGAAGACTTCTAACTTGTTCCATTACAAGTATGATGAGGCTGCAAATGGTCAGTTCTTCCTCCCAGGTACAAACGTGCGTGTTATCGCAGTACAAGGGTTGAATGGTACAAATGACATCGTTGCTGCAAGGATTTCTAACTTTTACATCGGTACAGACCTTTTGGACGAGCAAGAAAAATTTGAACTGTTTTATGCTCAAGAAGCAATGCAGATGAGATTTGTAGCGGAATTCAAGATGGGAATTCAACTTGCATTTCCAACGGAAATAGTCAAATTCTTCGTTTAAATAACAAATGAGGTGAGGGGTGGTTTCCATCCCTTGCCTTCATTATAAAATTTATAATTATGCCGTGTGCTTTAACTCAAGGATATGTATTGGATTGTAAAGAATCCATAGGTGGCATCAAAGCAGTTTGGTTCATTCCATTCGGTGATGTTACTACAATAACAGAGGCATCAGGCGTTGTTACTACTATTACAAAGTCAGCAGGAAAGGTATTTTACAAGTACCAACTTGTTAAGCAAACCTCTTCACTTACCGAAAACATTACCGCCTCTGTTGAGAACGGAACTGTGTTTTATGCTCAAGAATTGTCAATCATCTTGAATAAACTTCAAGCATCTACAAGAAACGAGATTTTGCTTTTGGCAAAAAACAATCTCCTTGCAGTAGTTCAGGATGGTAACGATAAATATTGGTTGCTCGGCAAGACAAATGGTGCTGATTTGACTGGTGGTAATGGTGCGACTGGTGCTGCTTTCGGAGATAGGAATGGTTACACATTGACCTTTACAGGTAATGAACCTGCACTTGCTCCTGAAGTTTCAAGTTCAATAATTGCAGGTCTTACTGCGTAAATAGGAAGGTTTAGAATGAAGTAAGGGCATCCATATCGGATGCCTTTCTTTTTGGGTAAAAGTCAAGGCATTGCCTATTTAGATACAATGATACAACTGACACAAGGTTCAACTGAGTTCATTTACCTAACATTAACGGAGAAGCAGACACTTGCTTCACCTAATTACCTGTTTCGTTTTGTCAATAGGACCACACGGGATGAGGTTACTTTTGTTTTGCTGAATGCTCTTGATGTATCACCTTTCAAGGATAGGTACAACAAGTTCAGCATCAAAGTACCTAAATACTTTGGATTGGGTAATGTAGGGGAGTGGTTGTACTTTGTCTATGAGCAAACGAGTGCTTACAATGTAGACTACACCCAAGCAACGGGATTGCTTGAAGAGGGAATAATGAAACTGTCACCATCAACCACTTTTGAATATACGCAGCACGAGGTTGACAATACATATATAACAAGATGAATGATTTAGTAATACTTAATTTTCAAGAGGCAAGGCAACCCGAATATAGAGAAAAGAGGGGCAAGGGATATATTGAATTCGGTGAAAAGAACGATTATCCTAATTACCTTTTGGCATTGTATAATAAGAGTGCAAAGCATAATGCTATCGTAAAAGGTAAGGTTAATTACATTATCGGAAACGGATGGAAGAGTGATGAGGCAGACCCGATTGCGGAGCAGTTCATAGCACAACCTAACCAGTTTGAATCTTTAGCGGATTTAACAAGAAAGGTATCAATTGACATTGAAATCTTTGGCGGTGCTTACCTTGAGGTTATATGGTCTGTAACAGGTGGGCAGTTGACTGATGTCTTACACATTGACTATACTAAAATAAGGTCCAACACAGATAACACGCAGTTTTGGTACAAGAAAGATTGGAATGAGAGGAAAGATGAGTTAATACCTTTAATGGCATTCAATACGAAGGTCAGACAAGGGAAGCAGATACTTTACATAAAAGAGTATAGACCAGGGTTGGACACTTATGCTCTCCCAGGATATATGGGTGCATTGAACTATATTGAATCTGATATAGAAGTCAGCAGACACGTTCTTGGCAATGCCCAAACGGGATTCAGTGCATCCAAACTAATTACTCTTCCAAATGGTGAACCTTCTCCTGATGAGAAGCGTAACATTGAAAGGAGATTTACAGATAGGTTTAGTGGTAGTGATGGTAAGAAATTTATCTTATCATTTACCACTGACCCTGCACGTAAACCAATTATAGAAGACCTTGGTGCAAGTGATATCACTAAAGAGGACTTCACAAGAGTTGACTTGATTATACAGAATAATTTGTTCTCTGGGCATCAGATTACTGCTCCAAGTTTATTTGGAATTGCAGAACCAGGGCAGCTGAACAGTCGCTCTCAGATGCGTGATGCTTATGAGATATTTAAGAACACCTATGTAAACGATAAGCAGCAGTTCCTTGAATCAATCTTTAATCAACTTGGTAAGTTAAAGGGTGCGACTTCAGAGATTAGCATTATACCAGTAGAACCTATTGGGTTTGAGTTAAGCGAACAAGCACTTTTGCAGATTGCTCCTAAGGAGTGGTTATTGGAGAAGGCGGGAATTGATGTTGCAAAATATGCACCAACTGAAGCAACTCAACCGAGTTTGAATCAAGAGCAGATTGAGGTAAACGATAACTTGAAGAACCTAAGCGGTAGACAATACCAACACTTGATGAGAGTTATTAGGCAGTTCTCTCAAGGTAAGATATCCAAAGAGATTGCAGTAACTATGCTCAAATCAGGTCTTGGAATGACCGACAATGAGGTAAATGCTATGCTTGGTATAGATGATGACCCAATGACTGAAGACTTTAGTTTTTCTGCATTGGATGAGGACACTGTTATAGGCTTATTCAGAGAGGTTGGAGAACCTAAGAGTGATTATACCATAATTAACTCTAAAGCGGTTTTTGGCAGTCGTGATGCGTTTGCAGAGGGTGATTTAATAGACAAGACACTTGATAAGCAAATCCTTGCCTTGATAGATAAAGACAGGAAGATAAGCATTGATGATATTGCAAGTGCAGTAAGGAAAACAAGAGAGGTGGTACAGGGTCGTTTGAGTTACTTGGTTGAATCGGGTGCGGTAAGTTATGACCCAAAGATAGAGGAAAGAAAACTGACTAAACCACTGAGCAAGTTGGTTGACGATATGGATATAACAACCTTTGAGGTTAAGTATTCTTACGAGTGGAAACCGATAGTTCCTGATTGGCAAAGAGATTCAGTAGAAAAACCTTCAAGGACTTTTTGCAGGAAATTAATGAGAGAGGACAGGCTTTGGAGCAGAAGCGGAATAGAGATGCTAAGTGCAAGGCTTGGTTATTCGGTTTTTGATAGAGGCGGTGGATGGTGGGGAGATTCTCCCTCTTGCAGACACGAATGGAGAAGAAATGTAGTTGTTAAAAAGAAAAAATAATGAGCAGAAATATACTTTTTATTTCAGTAGATACAATAAAGGACAGAACAGGACTTCATGTAAATGTTGACCCTAAGTTAGTCTTCCCTGATATCCTTTATGCACAGGATGCATATATCCTCCCTGCACTTGGAACTGCACTTTATGAGAAGTTACAAACGGGCATTGAATGCGGTGACTTGAATTGTGATGAAGAAACCTTGCTGAACACCTACATAACACCTTGTCTTGTTTACTATGTTATGAGTGAGTTGCCAATGGCACTATCTTACCAGTTCTACAATAAAGGAGTGGTAAGGAAATCGGGTGATAATCAAACCGAACCGAGTGCATCAGAGTTGGCAGATGTTGCGAATAGGTACGGAGCAAGAGCAGAGTTTTACAAGCAAAGGTTAATTAAGTTCCTCAAGCAAGAATCCCAAGCAAGTGCTAAATATCCCGAATACATAAACCCTGGAACTGGTGTTGATACCATCGTTCCCGACAATGATGCCTACACCACTACAATATGGTTAGGGGATTATGATTGCGGAAGGTATAAAACATTTGAAGAGAAATATCAAGGAGATATAAATCGTTGTTGTGGCGAATAAAACATATACTAAAAAGAACCAAGAGAAACTGCGTGTCTATCTTGAAAAAATAAAAAAGGATGACCCTAAACCAAATAATAAAGACAATAGAGGACTTGGGAAATGCCCATCAGCAAATCAAGACAACATTCTACGGAAACGCTTTTGATTTCTTGAGCAAGGGTACAGACAATGTCTACCCTGCTTTATTCTTTGACCTTACGGGTGCGTCCATCAATGGCAAGAGTTCAACTGTCAACTTTACCATGTTTTTTTGTGATAGGGTACTTCCCGAACAATCAAACGAGCAAGAGGTCTTGTCTGACCAATTACTAACGGCACAGGATATAATTGCACAACTTCATTACAATGACTTTGATTTTGTTTTGCAAGATGCGGTAACGCTTGACTTCTTTACGGAGGACACACCCGAATATTTAGCAGGGGTTAGTGCGACTATTGCTCTTGATTTACCATACTTGCAGAATAGGTGCGTAGTTCCAACAGACTACACTTATCCATCATAAATCTATTTAAAGAAAAAGAAAATGGCATCAGATTTTAGACCAGGGAAACTTGATATCCAAATGTGGAGGAATGACACTTGGCAGCAGGTGTTTACTCTTTTGGCAGATACTACACCAATCAGTTTGCTTGGTGCAACAGTTTATATTCAGGTCCGTAAAGGATGCGGAGGTACTCTTGCCCTTAGTTTGACTAATGGAAGCGGTGTGACTATCGGAGGTGTTGACAATAACCAAATCACAGTGAACAAGTTGGTAGATATTGCCAAGGGTAATTACGTTTGGGATATGCAGGTAACCTTTTCTGATACTACTGTTAAGACATACTTAGAAGGCGATTTTATTGTTTATGATGATGTAACTAAACCATAAGAGATGAGTATTGATGTAAATGTTCAGAATGATTTAGTCATTATTACAGAAAGCAGTGAAGACATAGTTGTAAATGTGAGCAACGCAGCAGGTCCTCAAGGTCCTGCAGGTGTAGGTGTTCCCGTTGGTGGCACTACGGGTCAAGTATTAAAGAAGTTTACCAATACTAATTACGATACATATTGGGCAGCAGATAATGCAGGTGTTCCATATAGCGGTGCAACGGGTGATGTTGATTTAGGTGGCAATGATTTAAAGGCAGGTTCAGTATTTTTAGAAGGTGCTTCTGGAGCAGGTGGTGCATTAAGAATTAAACAGTTTGCGAGTTCTGCTGCAAACTTGGATGGTTATTCTACAATAAGCACTTTAAGTACAGGAGTATTTTATTTTACAGCTGCTACTACTTCGCCAAATTTTAAAAACTTTGTATTAAACCCAAGTGGGTTAACTGATAATACCCTTAGAACATACACCTTGCCAGACCTTAGTGGGACATTGGCATTGTTGAGTGATATACCTTCTTTAACAGGTTTCGTTCCCTACACAGGGGCAACGACAAATGTTGATTTGGGCACACACAGAATACTTGCACAGAACGCAACGATTGCATCAAATGGTTCGGGTGATACGTTTACACTTAACCATACAAGCGGTAGCGGTATTGGGTTAAATATTACAAAGGGTGGAAATGGTGAGGGGTTGTATATCAACAAAACAAGTGGTTCGGGTAATGCTGCGACAATCATTGGAACGCTTAACGCTACGACATTAGTAAAGTCGGGCGGTACTTCATCGCAGTTCCTCAAGGCTGATGGTTCGGTTGATAGCACAACGTATGTTGGCGGTAGCGGTGCAACGGGACAGGTTGCATATTGGAATGGAACGAGTAGTCAGACGGGAAGTAATAATCTGTTTTGGGATGCTGCAAATAGTAGGTTGGGGATTGGGACTAATGCACCAAGTACAATGCTTCATCTATCGGGAGCAAATGCAAATATAAGAATTTCAAGAACGGGAACAGTAAATGATGAATCGTCTTTGATATTAAACAATACTGCAAATACGGCAGGAGGTCAGATAAGAGCATTGATGGGTAGCGGAGGTATGAGATTTATGAATTTCAGTGCCGTTACAGAATATGCAAGATTTACTGCTTCTGATAATTTTCACATAGGAGCATTTACATCCGACAGCGGTCAGCGTTTGCAGGTGCAGGGTGATGCGTACATTAAGGGGAGTGGAGCAACGAGTGCGACTAATGCTTTGTTGGTACAGAATAGTGCAACTACTGAATTATTAAAGGTTGATAACTCAGGACAAGTTTTTGTACCAAATAGAATACTTACGGCAAGGGTTCAAACATCATCAAGTGGCAGTCTTTTAGAGGTTGTTGGTGGCATTGGTTCTGCAACGGGTGGAACGGGTACAATATTGGGTCAGTTTACAAATGTAACAAACACATCAGGAACATACGATAGGATATTGGCATCAGGTTCTTTTTTGCCTACAAGCGGAACGGGTACTTTTAGGATGCTAAACTTAGAAGGTGTTATTAACCAAACAGGCGGTGCAAACGGCATCACTCGTGGATTATATGTTGCACCTACTTTAACCGCTGCTGCTGATTGGCGGTCAATTGAATGGAGTAACAATAGCGGTTGGGGATTGTATGGGGCAGGGAGTGCTGACAACTACCTTCGTGGAAAATTATTGATAAATACCACGACAGTCGGAACTTTTGATTTAGATGTCAACGGAACTGCGAGGGTGACGGGGGCGAGTACGTTCGGTGGTAAATTGTTTATAGGTACAACAAGTGTGTATTTAGATTTTAATAGTGGTTCATTGGATATAGCAACTGGAGGTGCTACAAAATTAAATATTGCATCCACAGGAGCAGCAACATTCTCAAGTAGTGTAACGGCAACATCATTTATCAAAAGTGGTGGCACATCATCACAGTACTTAATGGCAGATGGTTCAGTAACAACGGGAAGTGCTTTAACAATAACAAACAGACAAACTGCGTCATATACACTTGTTTTAGCAGATGCAGATAAGTTAGTTGAAATGAATGTTGCAACTGCTAACAACTTAACCGTTCCGCTTAACTCATCAGTCGCATTCCCAATCGGTACAAAGATTGACATTGCTCAATACGGAGCAGGGCAGACAACAGTAGTGGCAACAAGTGGTGTGACTGTGAGAAGTGCAGGAGGTGCGTTGAAATTAGCGGTGCAATATAGCGGAGCAAGTTTGGTTAAGATTGGAACTGATGAGTGGTATTTATTCGGAGATATAACTGTATAAAATGAGTTTAAACTTAGGAATCATAGCATCATCAAGAGGGGCGGCTGCACCGCCTGTGGGTTTATTGTTAGACACATACCCTGGTGCTGCTGCTGCATATTCATTGCGTAAGTTAAGGACACTTTATACTGGTTCTGCTATAAGAGTTTCAAGAGATTCTGATTCGGCACAAACAAATATAGGTTTTGATGGTAGTGGGAATTTGGATACATCAGCATTAGCATCATTTGTATTGGGGAGTAATGGTCGTGTTGTTACTTGGTATGACCAAAGCGGTAATGGTAGAAATGCTACAACAACAAGTCCTCCATTCATAAGATTGAATGGGACAACTTATACGCTCAACGGAAAACCATCTTTATTTTGGACTAATGGACAAAATCAATATTTAAATACATCATTTACTGCAATATCTCAACCAATATCTACATTTTCTGTATGTAAATTAAGTAGTGCAAGTTCTATAAATTCTTCCGTTTTATATGATAGTAATAGTACAAATGGTTTTGTTCTACTTCAAAATGGAACTACTGAATCTCCTAACAATACATTTGTAATAACCGCAGGAAATAGTCAAAGTATTGAGGCATCAAATACAAACACAAATTTAAATTCTGCATATTATAATGGTGCAAATTCTTATGTGTATGTCAATAATGTTATAAAAGTAAATAACGCAAACGTAGGAACAAATTCTTTAGGAGGAATCACTATAGGTAATGTAAGACTTCCTGCATTCTATAATATTTATGATTGGTCGGGTTATATATCTGAAATCATATTTTATCCATCAAATCAAATAGGAAATAATTCAGCAATAAACTCTAACATAAATACATATTATTCAATTTATTAATTATGGCAAATATTCAACCAATTACAACGTGGTATCAGGGTGCAGAACATCAAGCAAATATTTTTAGTCTTTATTTAACAGGAGACAATTTAATTGATTCAGCAAGTTTTCAATATCAACTTATTGAAGAAATAGTTATCTCTCCTGATGAAATTAATTCTCAAACATTAATAACAGGACAACTTGCTATTAATGGTGCTGATTATGCTCAATGGGATGCTGAAATTGATGCAAATCAATGGATTTATAACTGGGCAGCAAGTCAACTTGGATTAGTAATTATCTAAATAAATAAAATGGCAAAACAAATCGAACCCGTTGATATATGGGTAAATGGCGAAAGCAAGACAGCAGAGTATTTTCAAGTTACCTGCATTAATGACAACTACGAAAATTCAGCAACGAATTATTGGCAGTTGTTCACCAAGAACGTAGATGCTGAAGGTGTTGAATCTCAAGGTGAGCAAGTTGCTCAAGGTAATCTCACGATTCAGGGGGCGGAATACGTTGAGTGGGGAGATGTCCCCGCAATGAGTATAAATGCTTGGATTTATCAGTGGAGTGCGGATAAATTAAATTTAGTAATTTTACCTTAAATTTAATACTATGACACTTATTGAATTGAAAGCAGCAGCCTATGACATTTTGAGTAATTTGGAATACTTGCAAAAGCAACTCCAAGAGGTGAACCAAAAGATTGCAGAAGAACTCCAAAAAGAGAAGAACGAAAATGGATAGTAAAAGCATTGGAATGTGCGTGGCAACCATATTGATTAAGGTTTGGGCAGATATTGCCCTTTCCGAGGTCGGTGTGGTTGTTGCTATTTTAGCAGGACTAACGACAATAGTTTACAATTTGGTTAGGCTTTATAAGGAGTTAAAGACCAAATGAAGAACCTATCTAAAGAGGAACTATTAAGTAGACTTGAGGCGATTAATCGTTCCAATGCTATTATTTATTTTGACCTTGAGGGTTACATCTTAGGGATGAACTCAATGTTTCTTTTGGCAATGGGATATCAAGAGGAAGACCATAAGCAACTAATCGGGAAGCATCATAGCATTTTTGTCAGTTATGAGTATTCTAAGTCTGATGAGTATAAAAAGTTTTGGGAAACGCTAAGAAGCGGAAAGTTTTTTGAGGGTGAATTTGAAAGGAAAAAAATGGATGGCGCGCCCATATTTTTGCAAGCGACATACAATCCAATTTTTGACGAAAACAACAACATTACAAAGGTGATGAAGATTGCGACTGATATAACGGAAACTATCAATTACAAGAATAAGATTGATGCTCTTTCTAAAGACTTGCAACTTGAATTGGATAAATCTCAACAACTAAAAAACGCCATTGAGGTTGAAAAAAACGTTGCGTTAAACGATTTGGATATACTGATGAAGAAATCACAATCCGAATTAATTAAAACAATCGTTGTGGTTGCGTTGGTGGTCATTGTCGGTGTTGGTTTGGTTACGACTGTGATGTATTGGATGGCAATGGTTACTGGCAAGGATACACAGATTATAGGTTCTACCTGGTCAAATATGTTTAGCGTACTATTGACAAATGCATTCTCAATAGTAGGAACGATTATGGGTATTAAATATGCAACCCAGGATAAAAAATAAAATATGAAACAATTTTTTTGTGAGGAAAACGGCAGACTATCAATGAAAAGGTTATGCGGATTTACTTGCGTAGTCATCATTTGCGTAACAATGTACCATAACTCATTCCATGAAACCGAACCAAGTGAAGCACTGGTTTACTCTGTGTCTGCTCTTGCTTTTGGTTGCTTGGGTTTAACTTCAGCAGAGAAAATATTTAAAAAAGATGAAAACAAAGATTAATGCACCAACATTGCTCCTTATTGCAATGGGATTGCTTTTGTTATTTCTTTGGGTAACATCTTGCAACCCTGTTAAGCAGGTTTTGCGTGACCAAGATAAACTTGAAGAAGTCGCAAAGGTTGTAGTAAAGGGAGGATGGTGTGCCAATGACACTACCTTTATTGTTAAGTCTGATACCTTGGTTGAGTTTGACACTTTAGTAAACATAGATATTCAAGTTGATACACAAAAAGTAAACGAATTTGTTTATATAACCAATTGGAAAACAAGGGATATAATCAAGTCTGTGACCATCCATGACACAGTCAAGTCATTCATTGTTGATAATGCCCGTGTGAGGTTATTACAGGCAGATTCAGCACGTTTAGGAGGCGAGGTAATAGAATGGAAAGGAAAGGCAGATAGTCGCTTAAATTGGTTGATATCACTTTTGGTTCTTATTGCATTATTTATATATTTAAAACTTAGGAAATGAAATTGTCAGAGCATCTTGATTTGTCAGAAGTAGTCAGGTCCGAATCAGCAAAGCGTAAAGGAATCTCAAATATGCCAACGGCAGAGCATATTGCTAATTTTAAGTTATTAGCGGAAAAAGTATTTCAACCAATTAGGGAACATTTTAGATGCCCTATTCATATTTCAAGTGGATATAGGAGCAAGGAATTAAACGCTGCCATTGGTGGTTCATTGACCTCACAGCATTGCCAGGGCGAAGCGATAGATATAGATATGGATGGTACACCAAACGGAGTAACCAATAGAATGGTTTTTGACTACATCAAGGATAATTTAGAATTTGACCAACTTATCTACGAGTTCGGTGATTCCAACAATCCTGATTGGGTTCATGTTAGTTATGAATCAACTGGTAAGCAAAGAAAGCAAATCTTGAAGGCAATAAGGGTGAATGGGAAAACAACTTACGCACCTTATAAATAATGTAAAAAACATAGGTTTAGTGCTATTTACTAATGACATTTGACTGTGCTCATTGTGTTTATTAATGTGATTCTCCCCTGATATTTTTATATCGGGGGTTCTTTTTATGGGTAATCGCAAAGAAATATTTTAAAAAAGATTAAAAAAGATTTGTTTGTTTAAATAAAAGTATTATCTTTGATATATAAATCACACTTTTAAACTTTTTTTATGCAAAATTTTACTCTTTCATTCGGTAAGTACAAAGGTCAAAACTTTAACTCTACACCTGTTTCCTATCAGTCTTGGTTGATGAATCAAGATTGGTTTAAAATTCCAACACAAAAAATTACTGCTATACAAGAAAAAAACTTAGATATTCTTTACTCATTAGGCTTTCAACTTGCATTCTCTAAAGAAAATTATTATAATAAAATTGACTTTGAATTATGCAAAGAGACAGGAGTACAGAAATGTTATGCACTTGTTTTGTCAAATGGGACTGTAAATGGTATAACATTAGAAGAATATTTAAAATTTATAGATAACAAGATTAACTAATCATCACGGGGCGAGGCATCCTACACCTTACAATAATCACACAAAACTAAAAACAATGAAAGCAAAAACAGTCATCACTTGGGCAACAATTATCGCAATGCTTTGGGTAGTAGGTCAGATTCAAGACCAATATTGCAGGTAATGAATACTAAGAAAATACTGCAACCTATATGGGTAAAATGCAGATGTTGCAAATCACTTTACACAATCACAATTAAAACACAATCACTATGTCCGAAATGCCAATGCCTAAATGGGGCGACCTAAACACTGTTGAACGGCATAAGTTACTCGGTGAACTTATTGATGCCATGATTTATAGCGGAGAAGCAGTACAACACCTTAAAGTAACTGTTGAGCAGTTCAGATTAATGGGTTACGTTAAGTCAATTATTTTACCTCAAAATGAAGATAATGAAACAATGCACGAAATGTAAAGAGCACAAACCAAAAGACCAATTCAACAAGAATGCATCCTCAAAAGATAGGTTAGCAAGTAGGTGCAGAGAATGCGAAAAGGGTATTAAGAAAAACAAAATAGATATCTACTCGGATTTATACCGCATATTTTAAACAAGCAAAACAAATAAAATGACAAAGGAAGAACTTAGAAGAACAAGAAGAGCAAAAGAAG